GTGTTGACCCTGCAAGGTTTGGTGATGATCGTTCGGTAATATTTAAACGGCAGGGCTTACAGGCTTATCCACCTTTAGTATTTCGCGGCATGAACAATATGGATTTAGCTTCTCGTATTGCTACTGAGATATACGATTGGCAGCCAGACGCCGTGTTTATTGACAGCGGCGCAGGTGCAGGTGTAATTGATCGGTTAAGACAGTTAAACCATGATGTAGTAGAAGTTGCATTTGGCGGCAGAGCGACTAAAGAAAAGCAGTTTATCAACAAGCGATCTGAAATGTGGATTGAAATGGCTGAGTGGATTAAAGAAGGCGGCTCAATTCCAGACAATCCAATATTAAAGCAGGAAATATCCACACCGGTTTACTGGTATGACGCAGCCGGTAAGCGATGCTTAGAATCTAAAGATGACATTAAAAAACGTTTGCAAGGCGGTGGAAGTCCGGACTTGGCAGATGCTTTAGCTTTGACGTTTGCACACAATGTAACGCCTAAACCTAGAACGGCGATTGAACGATTAGCAACCAAATCTATATCAGATAGAGAGTATGACCCTCTCAATTACTAGGGTGCGTTTACAAAATTAAACTCGCCATAAAATCTACACATAACGATTAGGAGTTTCATTATGTGCGGATTAGGCGGCCCTAGTATTCCAAAACCACCACCAGCAATACCACCACCACAAGCTTCAAAAGCGCCTGAGCAGGAAACATTTAAACGCAAGAATATTGCAGGCTCACGCGCTTCAGCCAATAGCGGCAACTCTGGCACGATTCTGACAGGTGCGAATGGTGATGCTGTTCCGAAAGGTCAGTTAGGCACCAACACTTTGTTAGGTGGCTAACATGGCGACAGGTGATAAGAAAACAGGCTACACCATTACCAAAGATGGACTGCTGCAAGGTGATGGTTTGCCGGATGGTGTAAAGATTGATATGAGCGCATATCAGGCAGCGTTAGACAGACGCACCGGTAAGAGCGCAGATTCAACACTAAGCGCCATGTACCCATCAAATCAGAGCAAATCAGAGCTGAGCGACTACGTTACAAAGTTTAAATACACACCTGAAGGCGGCTTGATGGCCTTCATTCCTGATGTAGCTGAACAGATGTACTCGAACGGCGGCGTATCAGGCGGTCCATCTAATCCTAAGAACAATTCAACCGATACTTACTTTTCGCCCGAAGCAGGTGAGTGGATAAATGCATCTGGTTTTGATCTGGATAAATCAAGTGTATCTGGAATTGATCGCGGTGATTTTACCTTTCGCATGGACCAAGGCTCACCACTGGCTGTATTTGGCAAAGATGCAGGCTATGCGCGTATTGCCATGCAGCAACCCAAGACTGCCGACAATATTCGTCTAGGTAATAACTCAGGCACGACTTCAAGTGTCAGACAAAACGCTCAAAGAAGGACATTACTTTAATGGAAGAATCTTTAAGAGAGCGTCACCTCAAGCGTAAGCAGGCGTTGTGGAATGAGCGAAGCAGCTACATTACCCATTGGCGCGAGATCAGCGATCATATCATGCCGCGTACTGGCAGGTTCTTTGAATCAGACAGAAACAACGGTAAGAAGAAGCATAACAACATCATCAATTCCAAAGCTACACGCGCATTAAACACGTTAGCGTCTGGAATGATGGCAGGCATGACTTCACCGGCTAGACCTTGGTTTAGATTGGCTACACCTGATACAGACTTGATGGAGTTCGAGCCGGTAAGAGCATGGCTGGATAAGACTTCTCGCATTATGCGTGAGATATTCGCACGTTCTAATACCTACAATTCATTGCATCAAATGTACTTAGAGCTAGGTGCTTATGGTACGGCGTTTACGTTCGTATCGCCTAACTTTGATGATGTGTTGAGGCATTTCCCTATGACCGTAGGCGAATATGCGTTAGCGATTGATTCTAACCAGCAGGTAAAAACTGTTTACCGTGAAATACCGATGACAGTTAGCCAGGTGATTCAGGAGTTCGGCAAAGAAAACGTAAGCACTAGTGTCATAAATAAATACGATGCAGGCAATTTAGACCAATGGATAACGGTTATTCATTGTGTAGAGCCTCGTTATGATCGTGAGTACGGAAAGAAAGACGCAAAGAATAAAGCATTTAAGTCTATCTACTTTGAAGCTGCGGCTGATGGCGGCAAGTTGCTAAGAGAATCAGGCTTTGACGAATTCCCAGGGCTTGCGCCTCGCTGGATGGTATTGCAGGGTGATGTATATGGTAGTTCACCAGGCATGGAAGCATTGGGTGACGTTAAATCACTACAGCACAAAGAATTAAGAAATGCGCAATGCATAGACTATCAGACTAAACCACCGATTCAAGTACCAATCAATATGAAGGCGCAGGAAGTGAATAGCTTGCCCGGCGGTGTGGCTTACTACGATTCAAGCTCACAGAACGGCGGCATCAAAACTCAGTTTGAAGTCAATCTAAATCAACAATATCTGATGCAGGACATTGACCGCACAGAGCGCAGGATAGACCAAGCGTTTTATGCTGATCTGTTCTTAATGCTGGCTAATGATAATCGCTCAGGGATAACCGCTACTGAAGTAGCTGAACGGCACGAAGAGAAGATGCTGATGGTAGGGCCAGTGCTAGAACGTTTACATAATGAAATGCTTAACCCGCTCATAGATATTACCTTCTCGCGCATGGTTCAGGCTGGCATATTGCCGCAAGCACCTCAAGAGTTGGCAGGCCAGAATCTGCAGGTTGATTTTGTATCAACACTAGCGCAGGCACAGCAGTTAGTCGGATTAGGTTCATTAGACCGCTACGCAATGACGCTAGGCTCATTAGCGCAGATTAAACCTGATGTATTAGACAAGTTTGATGCTGACCAATTTGCAGACGTTTACGCACAGAGATTAGGCGTTGACCCATCAGTAATAGTTTCTGATGACAAGGTAGCGTTAATCCGCAAGAGCAGACAAGAGCAAATGGCGCAACAGCAGCAAATGGCAATGATGCAGCCAATGGCAGATGCAGCGGCGAAGATTGGCAGCATTGAAACTGCATCCGGTGAAAGTAACGCGCTGGCAGATGTAATGCAGGGCTTAACAGGATATTCAACATAAGGAATTTATCATGACGACTACAGTGATTGAAGTAGGCACAGCAAAGAACATGACAGCAACCGGTGACGTGTTTACGGTAAACGGATCATTTATGGGCTTTTATGTAAACAGTACATCGAGCGGCACATTAGTATTAAAGAATGGCGGTTCTAGTGGTACAGCACTAGCAGGAACGATCACGCCAGGCGTAGGTTATCATGCGTTCCCTTGTGGCATTTCAGGCGGCTTACACGTCACCATTGCCGGAACGATTGACGTTACATTCTTTTATCGAGCAGGTGTGTAAGTCATGCTATTAACCAGATCATCTGGGTCTAGTTTATCTCAGCAAGTGTATTCAATCTTGCAGAAATACGGCACAGACGCACACGTCTATCTACCTGGCATTGGCGTAATCAACGGACTGACTGCTGGAAACTATCTTGATTCTGCTGGCACTACTCCGGCTACGGTGGATAATCCGGTTGGGCTTGTAGTTGACGCTAACGGAACTATTAACGCCACTCAGGCGACAACGGCGAATAAACCTATTTTGCGTAGGGGCGCAGTTAATGGTGTATGGCCTAGCAATCTGGAAGGTGTAGCTGCTAGTGCCACGGTAGCTTCAGGTGTATTCACTCCGTTGGGAGGAGCCGGTATTTCCCACGCTAGAGAGTATTCTACAATTATCCAGCCAGTTGGTACTCCTATAACTGTGCAATTAAAAGTTAAGGCAAGAGAATTATCGAAATTTAGATTTTGGTTTCCCTACACTGATAGCGGTGCAAAGTTTAATATTGCTACAGGTTCTATTATAAGTACCAATGGCTGCACTAATGTAAGCATTACTTTACTTTCTGATGGTTATTATTTATGCAAGGCAACTCATGTTGAGCCAGTAACAGCTGGTTCAGCATTCAGGGTTTATGCACTAGACCCTGTTACGGATGCAGACGTTTGGACTAATGCACCAAATGGTACAGATGCTTTATTGGTTAAGGACTTGATGCTTGAGCTTGGAAGTTCTGCATCTGAATTTATTCCAACAACTACAGCAGCAGCATCAAGTCCAACAGGTAACTGCAAATGGCAGCTTGATGGAACTGATTACCTTTCATTAGGTAGCGTTCCGTTCCAGATGGCAGATGACCACTTTGTTATAGTTGGAGCTAAATGCACTGACATTTCTGCAAATAGATGTCTATTCAGCATTAGGAATTCTGCGAGTACAAATGCGATTCTCGTACAAATGACTATTGTTGCTGCAACAGGTATTTTACGAGCCAATGTGAGGGATGATTCGGCTGCTGGCCCTGCTATGAATGGGGCAACAAACTTCGCAAATACCAATTTAGTAGCAACGTATAGAAAAATTGGAAACACTAAAGTGCTGCGTGGTAACGGAGTGCAACAAGCAACAGATAGCACTGAGTTGGGAACTACCACAGTAAATACAGCAACCCTTGGTGCCTCTATAACAACATCCATATTAGATTATTTAATTGGTACTGAATCAATAGCAATCATTGGCAAAGGCACCTTGTCTGACGCTGATATGGTAACTCTTGAAAAAGGTGCAGCAATTTTAACAGGGGCTACTCTATGAGTTACTCAGAACGGTTCAACCTAACCTTAACTTACAGCCCAGAAATCTCACGCATAGCTGCCAATATCGGACGAGGCTTTGACCCCGATAGTGGAGGGGCTTATAGCTTTGCACCTGACATTATCGGCTGGAATGGTGACACGCCAATTTACGGCAATACACTATCAACTAGCACACCATGCACGCCAGAGTTTAAAGCACAAGGAGAATATCTGATGACGAGTCCAGATGCGCTATTTATGGCTATGCAAGCGGCATACGCGGAACGATGGGCAGACTTAACCGCGCCAACTTTGGAAGAGTGTCAGGCGTTTTGTGCAGCAATTATTTTGGAACCACAGATTTAACAAAGACTAAACACACAAGCTCACTTCGGTGGGCTTTTTATTGCATGTTAGGGGTGCGTTTACATCTTAAAAACCGCTTTATCCTTACACCGTGAGTAAAGACTATGACCCATTAAGCGGTGACATTGAGACTGATCTGAGCAAAGAGCAGAAGAACAAACGCGCAAAAGAATTAGAAGATTTGCGCTATGTACTCAATGACCAAAGAGGCCGCAGGGTGATTAACCGATTACTTGAGAAAACTGGTGTTTATCGCAATCCGTTCACCGGCAACAGTGAAACCTACTTTCGTTGCGGCGAAATGAATATTGGGCAATTCATTGTTTCAGAAGTGCAATCCGTATCACCTGATAGCTATACGAATTTACTAAAGGAGTTTAACGAAAATGGCAACTGAAGATAACGCAACCGTACAGGGTAACACCGAAGCTGTTGTGAATGCAGACGCTACTACCTTGCAAACCACTGATGCACAAGCCGACTTATCTACTGCAACTACCGACACGCAGGCAGATAGTTCAAAGAGTAAAGATGCTGCGACTGAGAACCAGTCAACCGATGCAGATTACGACTTTACTTTACCTGAGGGCTTTACCGCGAATGAGGAACTTGCTGGTGATTTAAAAGCACTTGCGAAAGAGAACAATTTAAGCAAAGAGGTTGCGCAGAAATTCGCTGATTTGGGCGTGAAGATGCAGCAACAACAAGCTGAAGCCTGGCAGACGCAAGTAGATCAATGGGCAGAGCAGGTTAAAGCAGATAAAGACTTAGGCGGTGAAAAGTTCAACGAGAACATTTCATTAGCTAAACAGGCACTTGATAAGTTTGGCGGTCAAGAGCTTAAAGATTTGCTGCAATCAACTGGCTTTGGAAACCACCCGGCGATTGTTAAGGCTTTTTACAACATTGGTAAGTCGGTAAGTAATGACACGCTAGTCGTAAGTAACGGTTCTTCTAAATCAGAAAAATCGGCGGCAAGCATTATGTTCCCCACTATGAACTAACGAAAGGTAATAAATCATGGCTGCATTAAGCGCAATTCATCCGACCCTTCTTGATTTTGCAAAACGTCTTGACCCAGATGACAAGATTGCAAAAATCGTAGAAATTCTTAACGAACAAAATCCTATCATTGAAGATATGGTATGGCTGGAAGGTAACTTACCTACTGGTCATCGCACTACCGTTCGTACCGGTTTGCCTGAGCCAACATGGCGCAAACTGTACGGTGGCGTACAACCAACTAAATCACGTACAGCGCAAATCACTGATGCTTGCGGTATGTTGGAAGCTTACGCTGAAGTAGATAAAGCCCTGGCTGACTTGGCAGGCAATACCGCTGCATTCCGCTTGTCAGAAGATATGGCGCACATTGAAGGTATGAACCAAGAGTTCGCATCTACCTTGTTCTACGGCACTGCTGACGCTCCTGAAGAGTTTGTAGGTCTTGCGCCTCGTTACAACGATCAATCAGCGGCTAACGGTGACAACATCCTGACTTCTGCTGATACACCGGATTCAACTGATAACAGTTCTATCTGGCTGGTAGGTTGGGGCGCGAACACTGTTCACGGCATCTATCCTAAAGGCTCTAAAGGCGGTCTGCAAATGACTGACAAAGGCCAAGTAACGGTTGAAAACGTAGATAATTCTAATGGTCGTGCTGAAATGTACCGCACACACTACCGTTGGGATTGCGGCCTGTCAGTACGTGACTGGCGTTATGTAGTGCGCATTAACTACGATCAGGAAGATTTGACCAAGAACGCAGGTTCTGGCCCTGATCTGATTGATTTGCTGTCACAAGCTACAGAGTTGATTCCTTCATTGTCATCATGCCGACCAGTGTTTTACGGCAACCGTCGTGCTTTGAGCTTCTTGAAACGTCAGATTGCTAACAAAGTGGCTTCATCTACTTTGACAATGGAAACAGTAGGCGGCAAGCACGTAACGATGTTTGAAGGCATCCCATTCCGCCGTGTTGATGCGATTACTAACACTGAATCAGGCGTTTAATTAAAGGAGCATTAAAATGATTTTAGACAAACGTACAGAATTTGCCGATGCAGTCGCCCTTAATACGGGTGCTGCCGGTACATATCTGATTGGCAGTCAGTTAGACCTGAGCGAAGTGCGTGATGTAGGTAACGGTAAAGAGGTTTACTTTGTTGTTACCGTAGCAACAGGCATTGAAGTGGCTTCATCAACCGGCACAGTGGCTTTTAAACTGGCTTCAGATGATTCAGCTTCAGTATCTACCACTACATCAACAGTGCATTACACATCACCTGAATTTGCAACCAGTACCACAACTGACACAACTACCCTTGCGGCCGGAACAGTGTTGTTTGCAGTACCGCTGCCATTGGAAGGCAATGCGTATGAGCGTTACTTGGGTATTTTGCAGGTAACAGGCACTACAGCCATCTCAGCCGGTGCAATTAACGCTTTCCTCACTTTTGATGTTCAGAAGTGGAAAGCTTACGCTGACGCTATCTAAGGAAACTGATCATGCCTAAAAAAGTAGAAGCATTATCCCCTGGTTTTTATGATGGTAAGCGCAAACGTAAAGGTGATGTATTTGCAATCGCTGATAGCGTAAAGGTTGGTAAGTGGATGAAGGTGCTGAAAGATGTGCCTGCTGAAACTGACGACCCTGCAAAGCCTGATGAAAAGGATGCATTAGTGGAAAAGGCGAAAGCTTTAGGCATTGGTGCAGCAAAGACTTGGGGAATTGATAAGTTAAAGGCCGCGATTGCTGAAGTTGAAGCAACATTGGCTGAAGCTAGTCGAGAAGCGTAATAAATAGAGGGGCTTTCATTAGCCCTTCTTTCAAGGTGATTTTTAACGAGATTATCTTGAAAGAATTGAAAGGGAAATTATGGCATCAGCAGTAGATATTGTTAATCTTGCACTGGCTAGACTTGGCGATTCTGCTACTGTTACCAGCATAGACCCGCCTGAAGGTTCGGCGCAGGCAGAACAGGCTAAACGGTTCTATCCGATTGCCAGAGATAACCTGTTAGAGCTTCATCCTTGGAACTTTGCAACCAAGCGCGTAAGCCTTGTTTCTACTAACGATACAACTACCGATGCATGGGCTTATACCTATGCCATCCCCTCAAATTACATTCGTGCTTTATCTGTCTATCCTGAAGAAACAACCAGCGAAGCCGATACACAGCCTTTTATCATTGAGACAAACAGCACAGGCCAGTTAATCATCTTTACCAATGTAGAGAATGCCTCACTGAAATATATCTCGCTAGTTACCGATACTACGAAGTTCTCGCCATTATTTGTAAATACCTTATCTTTCATGTTGGCGAGTTTCCTAGCTGGTCCACTGATTAAAGGTGATGCCGGGATGAAAATAGCCGACACCATGTATAACAAAGCCTTACAAATGATGAACATGGCAGCCGGTAAAGACGCTTCTGCACGAAGCTATGACGCACAAAAGCAGCACGTACCTACATGGACACAGCAATATGGTATTTCAGACCAGCGCAGTGTTTATGATGCCGATGGTCGCATTCTCAGGGATTAGTTAATGGCCTCTATTAAAACCATACAACGGAGCTTTGTTGGCGGCGAGATAGCGCCTGAACTGTTCGGGCGTATTGATCTGGATAAATATCAATCCGGTCTAGCTGAATGTTTGAACTTTGTTGTATTACCGCATGGCCCGGCACAGAATCGCGCAGGATTCAGTTATATTCTTCAGACCAAGTACCAGGATAAGAAGTCTAATCTTATCGAGTTTGCATACAGTACCGAACAGACGTACGTTTTAGAGTTTGGCGATCAGTATATCCGCGTGCATACCAATGGTGGCACGTTGCTAAAAACTGGCTTAGTAGTTACGGCAATCAGCCAGGCTACAGAAGGTGTATTAACTTACACCGGCACAGACCCAGCTAATGGTACGTGGTTCTATGTCTCAGGCGTAGTAGGTATGACAGAGATAAACGGTCGTTATGTGGTGGTATCAGATGTAGATACAGGTGCAAATACCTTTAAGCTCAAAGATTTACGCGGCGATTACATTGATACTACAAGTTATACCGCATATGTGTCTGATGGCACGATTGCTGAAGTATATGAGATTAGTTCACCATATCTTGAAGCTGATCTGTTTGATATTCATTATGTACAATCAGCCGATGTATTGACGTTGGTCCATCCAACTTATGCGCCGCGAGAGCTAAGACGTACTACGTCAACCACATTTACCTTATCCACCATTAGTTTTATACCTACGATCAATGGGCCTTCTAATGTTGAAACGGTTGCTACTACCGGCAGCGGCTCAACGGTTTACCGCTATCAAGTTACTTCGATTGCCGATGAAAGCCTTGAAGAATCTTTAGCTAGTCCGGAAAGTGTAGATACGGTTAGAACCATATCCGCAATCAGCAAAGCAGCAGCAGGCGTATTTACTACATCAGCTAATCATTCGTTATCGGTTGAAGATGAAATTTATATCGCTAATGTTGGCGGCATGGTTGAAATAACCGATGGCACATACTATGTAAACACTGTACCTGCAGCCAATACATTTACGGTGAAAGATTCCAACGGTGTAGTAGTTGATACAACTTCATACACGACGTTTACTAGTGGCGGCACTGTATTGCTGGTAGCGGTAGGCATAACTAACAATCTGACTACAGCAGGGAATAAGAACACGATTACATGGTCTTCAGTGTCCGGCGCGATCAGGTATAACGTCTACAAAGAGAAAAACGGTTTATATGGATATATTGGTCAGGGTTCTGGCACTAGCTTTGTAGATGACAATATTACAGCCGATGTGACACGTACCCCACCTGAAGGACAAAACCCGTTTGACAGTGCGAATAATTACCCTGGCGCTGTGTCTTATTTTGAACAGCGTAGATGCTTTGGCGGCACAAATAACAAGCCACAGAATCTATGGATGACTCGATCAGCCACAGAATCAAATCTTAACTATTCCATTCCGACACAAGACGATGATGCTATTTCATTACGCATTGTTTCACGTGAAGTACAAAGAGTTAGAAATATCGTACCTTTAACTGAACTGCTTATTTTAACCAGCGGCGGCGAATGGAAGATTAGTACGCAAAACAGTGACGCTTTGACCCCATCATCCGTTACGGTCAGGCCACAGTCTTACAATGGTTGTACCGATGTGCAGCCGGTAGTGGTGAATAATACCGGCATTTATGTACGTGCGCAGTCTGGAAGATTGCATGATCTAGCCTATAACTTTGAAGCAAACGGCTTTAAGTCCAATGATTTATCACTGATTGCACCTCATTTATTCGATGGTTTTACTATTGTTGATATGTGCTTAACCCGTACTCCTGTTCCGGTGGTGTGGGTAGTGCGTGATGATGGCGTATTGCTAGGTATTACTTATATGCCGGAACAGAAAGTATTTGCATGGCATCAGCATACTACCGATGGATTATTTGAATCGGTTGCCGCGGTGAATGAATCAGGTCGTGATGTGCTTTATGTAACTGTTAAACGTACCATACAAGACCAGACAGTGCGCTATATCGAGCGTTTATCTAATCGTTTGATAGATAGCCTTGAAGATAGCTTTATTGTCGATTCTGGGCTATCATATAGCGGCGCAGGCGTTACGGAAATATCAGGCTTATATCATCTGGAAGGTAAAACAGTCGTTGCCTTGTGTAATGGAGCGGTAGTGAAAGATTTAACTGTCCTAAACGGTGCAATTACATTGCCGCAAGAATCTACCCTAGTACATATTGGCTTGCCGATTACCTCAAGGATTAAAACCTTGCCGGTGAGTTTTGAAGGTCCGGCACTTGGTCAGGCAATGGTTAAAAATGTTAATAAAGCTGTGCTGCGCGTTTATCAGACCAGCGGCCTTATGGTTGGTTATGATGCTGATAATCTAGTCCAATTTAAGCAAAGAACTACCGAGCCTTACGGTTCGCCGCCAAACTGGATAACTGACGAAATTGAAATACAGGTTAAGCCGGATTGGAATAGCTCAGGTCAGTTAATCATTCAGCAAACAGACCCATTGCCGGTGACTGTACTCAGTATGGTTATGGAGGTAGCCTTGGGTGGTTAATGAGAGATTCAGTTAAGGTAGAACTAAGACAGCCTACACAAGCCGATGTTGATTTGTTAATAGCCAATATCCGGCATGACGATAAACAAGAGTTGCAGGCTTCGCATGGTGATTATAAAAGAACCATTCAATTATCATTTGATAAATCCAAGTACAAATGGGCGGTGTATGCAGATGGTCAATTCGTTTGTCTGTTCGGTATGCATCCACTAGGTTTACTTTCCGATACTGCAATCATCTGGATGCTTGGCACAGACCTGATTGAGAAACATAAGGGTGCGTTTATTAGGCACAGCCGGGAGTATATTCAAGCTATGTTAAATGTATCACCGATACTCACTAACCATTGTGATGTGCGCAATACAAAAACAATCCGGTGGTTAAAGTTGATGGGCTTTACATTTTTTGATGCAGAGCCTTTCGGTGTAAAAGGTTATCCGTTTTACAGATTTGAATTAAGAGGCTAATTATGTGTGATTTAACAATGGCTTTAGGTGCTGCAAGCCTGGTAATGGGTGGGATTAGTGCCTATCAACAAAGTGCATCCGCTAAAGCTTCAATGGAATATCAATCCGCAGTAGCGCGTAACAATGCAATCACTGCTGAGTATCAAGCACAAGATGCAATTAAGCGCGGTGAAGTAGCTGAAGCCGAGCAAAGACGCAGAACAGCAATGATGAAAGGTAGCCAGACCGCACGTTTAGCGGCTAACGGCATTGATATTTCAGAAGGTTCAGCACTGAATATCTTATCCGATACTGACTGGATGGGTGAGCAGGATGCTTTAACGGTACGTGATAACGCAAGTCGTGAAGCATGGGCGTATAGACAGCAAGGCGCTAATTCACAATCCAATTCAAATATGCTACAAGCCAGTGCAGACGCGCAGAATCCATTGTTATCAGGAGCTACATCAATCATGACTAACCCGGCATTGGGTACAGTAGCAAATAAGTGGTACACCATGAGCGGCAATGGTGGCAGCGGTAATGCATCGTCAGGTATAAAAATATCATCAGACCCTTGGGCTAAATTATAAATTAAAGGTTGTTTATGCCTACCGTACCTACCTATGACAATTTAACGCAAAGACTGCAAGCTGCGCCAAACGTGCAACAACAGTCTATTGCATCGCCTGAACTGTTTACCAGTATGACGCAGGCAGGAAACTTGAATAAGCTTGCGCAAGGCTTAAATAACGTAGCGGTGATTGAAGAAAAACGCCAAAACGAACTAGATACAGCTACAGCGTTAAGTGCCGAAGCACAGACACGCGAAGCTTATCTACAGTTTCAATCTGAAGCGCGCAGTCGTAGGGGTTTAGCGGCAGATGGCTTAGTTAAAGATGCTGAAAAGTGGTGGTACGAAACCGCACGTAAAGCGACTGAAAAAATGACGCAAAATCAGCAGCGCTTGTATGTTGAACGTTTGCGCGGTGTTCGCTTATCTACACTGGATTCAATGTCACAGTATCAGGATGGACAAGTCAGAGCAGCCAAACAGGAAGGCGCACTGGCCTCTATTGATTCATCTATCAAATTATCACTGGATGACCCTAGCAATGCAGGATTAGCCACAGATGCCTTGCGCAATATTCAGGTAACAGTGAGCCGGTTAGCGACTGAAAACGGTGATACGCCTGAAAAAGCGCAACTGGATATGCTGAAATATACCAGCCAATACCATTCTGGCATGTTGCAGAACATGATGGATGGCAATCCTGAACAAGCCAGAGCCTACATGAATAAGTTCGGTGCGCAGATGTTGCCGGCAGCGCGTGGACAGTTTGTTAAGTCACTGGAAATCGCAGAGCGTAACGTCAAAGTATTGGGTGAAGTTTCGGTGGCAATGGGTACGGCACAGTCTGAAACAGAAGCATTATCTATGGTGCGTGAGAAGTTCGCTACTGATGCAGATGGTATGAAATTAGCGGTGCAGGAAGTTAAGACACGATTCAAAGAGCAGGAAGAAGCGACACAGCAAGCGCAAAAACAAGCTTTCGATAGAGCATGGACCATTGCCGTAGAACAGGGTAAAGGCCGTAGAGGTGTAGATGCGCAGACATTATCCATGCTCACACCACAGCAGCGCGATTCTATTGATGATGAAATGTATCAGCGTACCGAGCGCGTAAGAGTAGCGCAGGATAGAGCAGAATCCAAGCGCGAGAAACAGGACAATGTGGCGGCATGGGATAACTACTATGCCATTCGTCAGCAAGCCAGAGATAACCCACAAGCATTTAAGAATCGCGACTTACGCGAGGACTTTAGAAACATACCTAAAGAAAAGCGCGAAGAGTTAATAGATTTACAGGGTAAAAAGCCTGACGAGATCAAAGACGTTACTACTCTTGATGGACAAATCAGCTTAACCGTAGGCGCATTAGGCATTGAGAAAACGGATAAATACAAGTTTGAAAGCGTCATTCGTGATGCGGTGCTGACTGAGCAGAAGAAGCAAGGCAAACCATTGGGTGAAGAAGCAAGGCAAAAGATTATTGACCGCATGGTGATTGAAGGTGAAGTGCCTGGCGGTGCTTGGTACAAAGACGACAAAGAAGGTCGAGCTTATGAGTTCTATGGCAAGCCGGAAGCCAATAAGTTTATCCCGAGTGACGATGCGATTAAGCAGCGGTTTGAAAAGAATAAAGGCCGCGCACCAACATCTGAAGAATTGAAAGCAATTAAAGCAAATTTAGCAAATAAGGGGTAATTCGTGGCACTAGATGATTTAGATTCTGCAATCAATATAGCCACAGGGGAAGTTACTCAAGCTAACGATGACCCATTATCACGGCTAGATTCAGCGATTGATGATGTAACCACTACACAGAAAAAACGTGCAGCTACTGTTACCAGTATTGCGACTAAGTTTAATCCTGATCAAATCGCACAATCTCGGAACTTAGGCCGTAAGGTTGGTTTGCCGGATGCCATTTCCGAGCGCAATCCTGAAGAAGTCAGACGCAAGTTTATCAGCAAACAGGTTGAATCGCTTTACGATACCTCCCCGGTAACAGGTCGTAACCTGACTAATCCTGAATTTGCCAAACTCACACACGACATTACCGATGAACTGCGTGGTAACGAAGATGCTATTAAGCAATTAGCACTGACTAAAAAAGGCTTTCGTGAAGCGTCTGAATTAAGTCGTGCCATGAGCGAACAGAGTTTTAGTGAAACCATTGCACGCGCTAAAGACAGACCTTATGAGCGCAGTCTCGGTGATGTTACTGGCAGCTTTGCCAAGTCGGTAGCGGCTGGTTTATTACCAAGGGCAGGGCAAGGTATTTATGGCGCGTTAGCTAGTCCGTTTGGTACGCTTGCGCCATTGCTAGACCCATTGGTCGGTACAGTATTGCCGGCTAACCCATTGCGCGTAGCAGAGCAGGGCTTACTTGGTCTGTCAGAGAATCAATCTAATGTAGCTGAAGCGATTACCGGCGATACTTCTGATCAAGGTTTTGTAGAGAAGGCAGTTAATAGTGGCTTTGAATCGCTAGGTATGAATCTACCACCATTGATAGCCGGTATTTACTCAGGCAATTCTTCATTGGCTTTGAATGCAATGGTAGGTATTGCAGGTGGTCAGGAATATGCAAAGGCTAGGGCCAGTGGTTTAGATGCAAATCAGGCTTTAGTGTACGCAGGTTCACAGGCGGCGGTTGAGTGGGCTACTGAGAAAATTCCAGTTGAAACATTGTTTAAAGGGTTGCGCGGTGAGGCTGGGCTGTTAAAAACCGTATTACTGAGTAACGTGCAAGAGCAGATCGGTGAGCAGGCTGCTACGGTATTGCAGGACTTAAACGAATGGGCGGCATTAAACCCTGAAAAACCATTCAGCGAATATCTGGCTGAAAGACCTGATGCTGCTTTGCAAACTGCTATTGCTACGTTTGTAGGCACTACCGGACAGGTAGCGATTGCCAAATCCATTGAGGCGGCTGGTAACTTTGTTTCTACCGAACAGGAAAAACTCCAATACCAGAGCGAAGCTGCAAATCAGTCAATGCAGGCTTTCGCTAACATTCAACAGTTAGCGGCACAATCAAAACTTAAAGAGCGTTCAGCCCAAGACTTTGCCACATTCCTACAGGAAGCAGGCGGTGAAAACGGTATTGAAGAAGTTTACATAGATGCGCGTACATTTATGCAGGAAGCACAGAATTTAGGCGTTGATGTGAATACGCTGATGCAATCTTCACCTGTCATTCAAAAACAGCTAGAAGAGGCCATAGCGCAAGGCGTAGATCTAGTTATTCCAGTTGGTGAGTTTGGTGCGACTATTGCCGGAACAGAATTAGGCGGTGCGGTACTGCAACACTTACGCGCAGATGAAAATGGCATCAGTGCGTTTGAGGCTAAAACTCAGCTTGATACGGCAGTAGAGGAATTGCAGAAACAGGCTGAAAACGTAGCCCAGAAATATCAGGATAACGAGGCATGGACACAATCACTGACTGAGGTAAGTGATAATCTGTTAGGTCAACTAAATGCAGTCGGCAGATTTACACCACAAAACAATCAAGCCTATGTGAATGGTTTAGTTTCACCGTGGTATTCAACACTAGCAAGTAGCTTAGGCATTACGCCTAGTGAAGCATTTGCGCGTTATCCATTGCAAGTAAGTGGCAATATAACTGCTGATGGTTTTGAGCAGAATGATTCTGTAGGTAAAAACGAAGCGTTGAGCAGTTTATCCAAGCTATCACAGGTAGTTTACGATGAAACCTACACACCACAAGATGCTTATGATGCGTTGTACGAGGCGGCCAATTCTAAACAAAAAACTGTATTACGTGCATTATTAAAAGAGCAGATGCTAGGTTTTGAATATCCACATCAGGCACTAGATGAATTAAGACGCAATCCTGAAGCTTACCAAACGTCACCATCGTTTAAAGGCATATTGAGCAAGGCAGGGAATAATCAGTTTAATCAGACTAACGAACAGAAAGCCCGTGGTCAAATTTCATTCAGTAATGACATTACTCAGGGCGCTAACATTACCCTGCTTAAAAATGCTGATGCATCAACATTCATTCATGAGCTAGGTCACTTTTTCCTAGAAGTCTATGCTGACGTAGCCAGCAAGCCAGATGCACCACAAAGCATAGTAGATGATATGAACCAGTTGTTTAATTGGTTTGGGATTGAATCTACCGAGCAACCGGCTTTAGACGTATGGCGTAACATGACCATAGACCAAAAGCGTTTTTACCATGAGAAACTAGCCAGAGGTTTTGAGCAGTACGCTATGGAAGGTACAGCGCCTACGCTTGAACTAAGCCGAGTATTTGCTAAGTTACGCTCATTCATGCTGTCTGCTTACAAGTCATTAAAACAATTCTTTGAACGTAGCGGTGAGCCTGGCTTAACTAACGAAGTGCGCCAAGTGTTTGATCGTATGCTGGCTAGTGATGATGCGATTAACAAAGCTGAAGCAGTACGTGGCATGATGCCGATGTTTGCTTCAATGGAAGATGCAGGCATGAGTGTAGATGAATATGCTGAGTACCTACAGAATCAACAAGACGCAACAGATGAAGCTAAAACAGCATTAACAGCACGTTCATTACGCGATATGAAATGGTTGCAGGGTGCGCGTAGTCGAGTATTAAAAGACCTACAGCGTAAGGCCGATACAGAGCGCAGAGCAGTACGCATGGCAGTAAGGCGCGAAGTCATGACGCAACCCGTATATCAAGCCTATTCATGGTTAAAACAAATCCCAGATGAAACCAAAGCGCAGCAGGCTGAAAAGGTTAAAGCGACTAAAGGCGTTGATGTTGAAAAGGATAGTTTATATACCGCTATTGCTAAACTTGGTGGATTAAATAGACAGTTAGCAGCTTCTGAATGGGGATTGGACCCTAAAGACCGATTTGATTCTGGCGTATTTGGCAAGCCGGTACTGCGTAAAGATGGCGGTTTATCCGTTGATGAAATGGCTGAAGCCTTATCACAATATGAATATCTGGCTAAAGATGAAAACGGCAAGTGGGATTTGCGCGAGTTCGAAGATAAATTCTTTGAAGAAGCCAGAGGCGAAAAACAATACAGTCTATTCGCTGAAGGTGAACAGTATCGTAAATGGCAAGAATCTATCTATGACGAGCAGGAACGTGTACGCTTAGATGCATTCGGCAAGGGTAAGCTAGATTTAAACATGATGCGCGGTATGTATGGCGAAGAGGGCGAATGGCGCAATCTTGGCATAGGTCGTACCGGCATGGTGATGGAGTTAGGCAATCCACCTGATGCGGTAGCTGAGTTATTCGGATTTAACAGTGGTGATCAGTTAGTGAAATCATTACTTGCGGCTGAAAATCCTAAGTCACTGATTGACCGTTTAACCGATGAACGTATGTTAGCTGAGTTTGGTGATCTGGTTGATGCCAAGAAAATGAACGAGGCTGCTGATAAGGCAGTGCATAACGAGGTTAGAGCTAGAGTATTGGCTACTGAGTTATCCGCACAGAATAAAGCATTAGGCAATCGCAGGATATTAGAGGCGGCAGCTAAAGAATATGCACAGCAAAAAATAGCGCAGAAAACAGTTAAAGACATTAAGCCATATATTTATACAAGGGCAGAGGAAAAATCCGCAAAACTAGCAGAAAAATCTATGCGTCAAGGTGATACAAATACTGTGGTACAGGCAAAGCGTGACCAGTTATTAAATAACAGAATAGCAAAAGAAGCGTTTGCAGCGCTTGATGAAATAGAAAAATACATTGATAAAGTTCGCAAACTAAATAAATCTAGCGTACAAGGGAATATGCGCGGTGAGCCTTTGGTTCAGATGCTAGCAGTGCTAGAACGATTTGATTTTCGTACCGGTGTAAGCAATGCTCAACTTGCAGAAATTCGCGGTAAAGAACCATTGGCGCAATGGGTAGAGAAAGAAGCAGAAAGACTTGTTGCGGTAATACCTGACTTGCCTGATTTTGTGCTTGATGAAACTTATCGCAAGTCATACAAGGATATGACGCTTGCTGAATTGCGTGATTTGATGGGAGCTGTTACGCAGCTTGAGCAATTAGCAAGGCGTGAAAACAAGCAATACAAAGAAATTCGCAATCAGACTTTCCAAGAAGAAAAAGCAACGATTCTTGAACAGATTAAAAAAACCTATCCGCAGTTGTTTGATGCTGAGGGTAAAGTAAAAGCTGACATTCCTTCATTGGTTGTTAAGCTTGAAGATAAGCTTGCTGATAGCAAAGACGGTATGCTGTCAGGGTATTTAAATATCACGGCAATGGCTGAGATATTAGATGGCGGCCAGACTAACGGCACAGTATTTGAAAGCTTATTTGGAAGGTACAGTGAGGCTTCAAACTACAAATCAAATCGCTTATCAGAAATTTATGCAGAGCTTAAACCTTATTTAAAAGATCAATACAGTCTTGCAGAAAGGCGTGCATTTAGCCGTAGAGATATTGGCACAAACACAGTGGGCATTTCATTAACGCGAGAAAATGCTGTTGTAGCTGTTGCCTTATATGGAAGTGAAGAAGGCCGGCAGCGCCTTTCAAACTGGTTTGATGCAGGGCAGATGCAGCAGATTATTGATCTGCTTGATCAGCGCGATATTGAACTTGTTAAAACATTATGGCGCGTTTCTGATGAAATGATATGGCCGGAACTGGAATCTGTAAATAATCGGACTAAAGGCATATCCCCACCAAAAGTAAAAGGCGTGGCATTTGATACTAAATTTGGCACATTAGAAGGCGGTTACTTCCATCTTGATTATCGGTCTGCTGACAATCCAGAAAAAGGCGTGCAGGTACAGACTTTTGATGCAAGCAAGTCATTGGATGAATTACGGGCTGGTATTGGGATGTCACGCGCTACAAGGCAAGGCACTAGCAAAGAACGTGTAACACAAAGCAATTTAAGGCCAAATCTGCATTTAGATGTCTTTAGTAGTGCAGTTAATGAAACCTTGCATGATATAGCTTTCCGTGAAGCGCTGGCTGATACTATGCGCCTGCTTAATGATAATCAAGTCGCACTTGCTTTGAAAAAATCATTAGGTGAAAAACACTACAAAGCCATTACACAGCGCATTAGTGAAATTGCAATCCCTCAGTACAATCCTACTGGAATGATGGAAAAAGCTTTTAGCATTGCCAGAAAAAACACAGTGGCAGTTTTGCTCTCTGGCATGACCACAGCGCTACAAAACTTTACTGGCTTATCGCCGGCATTAACGAAAGTAAAGCCAGCGCTGGTATTAAAAAATCTGGCTAAGTTTTACTCACCTTCGATGTCAAAGAATATTAACTTTGCTATTGAAAACTCGCCTTACATGAAATCGCGGTTGATGAATGGTTATGATCGAGATGTACAGGGCATGATTAAAGAATTTACGGTGAATAGCAACATTACGCCTGATACCAAATATGCACTATTTTTAATGGGATTGGTTGATGTTGGCGTAAGTTTTCCGGTATGGAACGCGGCATTTGAACAGAACATGACTGAAACTAAGAATGACGTAGAAGCTTCTGTTAAATTTGCAGATGCTGTGATTCAAACCACAATGGGTTCAGGCCGAGATGTTGATCAATCAACGATGGTTAGCGGTAAAGGAGCTATGAACGCATTTAAACAAATGTTTCTGATGTTCTTTAATTACTTTCAGGCGCAAGGGCAAAGGCTTGTTGTCGCTGGCGCGATTAGTAAACAGCAATGGAATAGCGGCAATCGTGCAAATGCAGTGGCTAATTTTACGGTGAAGTATATATTTATCGTGGCCTTACCAGCAATCATTACTGAATTTCTATTTGGTTGGGGCGATGATGACGATGAAGAGTATATGAAACGCTCTATTGAATCAGTCGTATTTTTCCAGACAGCAATGATTCCGTTAGTACGTGATGTTGCACGCCCTGTATGGAATCAGTTTGACGAAGATGTTAGGTCATTTGGTTATAAAATGTCACCTGTTGAAAGCGCTATTCAAATGGCAATTCAAACACCTGGCAGCATACAGGATTTATGGGAAGGTAGCGGTGATGACAGGGATATTAAGCGTGTGATTATGGGCGCTGGGTTCCTAACAGGTATGCCAGGCAAGCTAATATCTGACGTAGCGCTAGGTACAAAAGCTTATATGGAAGGTGAAGCAGGGCCGCAAGCAATTATTGTTGGCCCTCCTCGTGATTAGGGTGCGTTTATAAACTGATAACTGATAGAAAATAGGGCATAAAAGGAGTAGCCATATGACTGTCAGTTCATCTACGCGCAAAGCAGGCCCATTAAATTGTAATGGCGTATTAACATCGTTTCCATTCTCATTTAAGTGCTTTACTACGGCTGACGTTCGTGTAGTGCTTACCAGTTCATTAGCGGTTGAAACTGATCTTACGCTTGATTCTCAATATTCCGTAAGTCTTAATTCTGATCAGAATGCGTCACCGGGCGGGACAGTTGAAACCATAGCGACTTACGCAACTGGAAACACGATTACCATCGTTTCTGATCTCGATATGCTGCAGGAAACTGACATACAGAATCAGGGCGGCTTTTATCCTGAAATCATCGAGAATGCATTAGACAAATTAACCATGCTGGTGCAGCAGGTTCAGGAGCAGGTAGATAGAGCGGTTAAAGTTGACGTTTCCAGTGAGATAGAGCCAGAAGATTATCTAACGCAAGCATCAGCAGCAGCAACTAGCGCGGCAGCTTCAGCCAGTGCAGCAGATGCCAGTGCTACAGCAGCATCAGGTTCTGCCGCTTCGGTTGTTGGTGCGGCTGCAAATATCGTAGGCTTTGAATGGGTAGGTAGCTGGCTAACAGCAACTGCCTATATTAAAAATAACATCGTATATGAATCAGGTAATAGTTATATCGCATTATCTGATCACACTTCAGGCACGTTCTCGACTGATTATTCAAATGGACTTTGGGAAATATTTGCCTCTAAAGGTGCGGCAGGGGAAGGTACTGGCGATATGCTGGCTGCTAATAACTTATCTGAAGTTACACCAGGAACGGCTAGAACGAATCTAGGCGCGGCAAAATCAGGGGCGAACAATGATATTACCTCACTGGCAGGACTTACAACTCCGTTAAGCGTAGCACAAGGCGGCATCGGTGCAGATACATTGACGTTAAATAGCGTATTGCTTGGTAACGGCGTAAGCGCACCTCAAGCGGTAGCGCCTGGCACGAGCGGTAATGTACTAACGTCTGATGGTACAACGTGGGCGAGTACAGCGCCTGCTGCTGCTTCAAGTATTACGCTAGGAACTCCACAAGCAACCACATCAGGCACGGCTAAAGATTTCGTTATTCCATCTGGAACTAAGCATATTATAGTCTCATTTACCGATGTTTCTTTTAACGCTACCGTGTCATTGGGATTTAGATTAGGCACTGGTGGCACGCCTAAATCCACTGGATATTATTCAAGATACAGTGCAGTTTCATCGGTAGCAAATACAAGCTCTGGCGGGAACTCAAATTCTGGTTTTTTGTTTGCACCACTTGATTTGGCTGCTGACACGTATAAGGGTCAAGTTACTTTTACATTATTAGATTCTTCAACAAATACGTGGAGCTGCCAAGGCATGGCGGCGGCATTTGGTTCTGCAAACGTAACTTGCACATCAGGAACGGTTGATTTGTCAGGCGAGCTTGATATTGTTAGGGTTTATGGCGGTACTTTTGATGGTAGCGGCAAAGTGAATGTTGCTTATATATAGGCCATTTATGATTTATTTATACATACTATTAGCTGATTTATACCTGTTTTTCATTATGTATGTGGCAAGTATGGCAATGATACGCGCTCACGCAGAAAGTAAACTCAATGGCTTGTTGTGGGTGTTGTGTGTTCCATTCGTGGCTATCAGCATACTTTTAGACTTCATCAATAATGTTCTAGTGTTCACGCTGGTATTTTTTGAATTACCTAAAGAATTGTTAGTAACTGATCGGTTAAAGCGTCATGCCAAACAACATACGTTAAGAGGAAAGTTAGCGCGTTATATTGGGGATTTACTACTGAATCCATTTGACCATACCGGCAACCATTTAGATTAGATTGAAGATTAAAGCTACGGAAAGATAGCTTAATTAATAATATGACCGAAAGAATAAATATGGAATCTTTACAAAGAATGGTTTATGAGCAGGGTGAGAGATTGGAAGAGATTGATAAAAAAATGGATGCGCTAAACGATAAGGCTAACCGTTGCATGAGTGCATTCCCTGATGGTCCAGACAATCACCGACTATCTCACGAAGCCATGATAAAAGCAGCGCAAGCGCAAGAGAACTTCTGGCTGGAAATGAAGCTTGATCTTGCCAAAAAGGGCGCATGGGGATTAACCATAATTATTCTAGGTTTAATTATTACCGGGCTTCAGGCGAAGTTTGGATTATGGACAGGGGGCAAATGATGAAAGCATGGTGGAAATCTCGCGTCTTATGGTTTAACGCAATTGTATCTGGGCTTGTTGCTCTTGAAGCAACATTCAGCGCATTACAAAGCTTATTGCCGGGGAATATTTATGCAATCTCGGTAACGGTTCTAGCGGTAGGTAATGCCATGTTGCGCATTGTAACTACGCAAGGCATTGGAAAATGACAGCGGCTAAATGGGAAGAGTATAAATACTTTACCAAGAAAGAATTTGACTGCAAGCATACCGGTGAAAACAATATGCAGCATGAGTTTATGTTGATACTTGAAGCCATCCGTAAAGACTTTAATAAGCCTATGCGCGTAACCAGTGGGTTCAGGTCAAAGAAACACCCGATAGAAGCTAAGAAATTAAACTCCAATGGTGAGCATACGCAGGGCTCATGCGGCGATGTAGCTTGTGATAATGGAAAAGACAGGTACGCATTAATCACCATTGCATTGCGTCATGGCATTACCAGGATAGGCGTGGCTGATAACTTCCTGCATTTAGGCATTGGCGGTAAGGGATTACCTAATCATGTTGTCTGGGATTACCAATGATTACCGCTGCATGGCTTATCTTTAAATCGTTTATTGGTAAAGTCATAGACCTGTTCACGCGCTATCCGCTGCAATTTATTCTAGTTCTAGTATGTTGCTATGCCTTCTGGCAGAAGACGCGATATGACGCGATT